CGGCGAAGGATGGATGGAGCGAGGTGGCAGCCGTCGCCGGCGGCGCGTTCATCCGGGGCTACGTCCCCGAGGGCAGCTTCTCGAAGCACGGGAAACCGGCCAGCAGGACACGCGCCTACACTGCGGCCTGCCGGGCGGCAGGCACAGAAGTCAAGGCCGGGCCCGGACACACCTACGGCAGCGACGGGACGCTCGATGAGGGCGCGCCCGTTATTGCGATGCCCCGCCGGGCCGGATGGTGCCCGGTAGCCACCTTCCTCGGCGGGAGATTTGTCACCGGCTTTGTGCCGGCGGCAGCCATCAAGGGGAGGTGATACCAATGGTCGAAGTCAGCATCGGAGAGCTGCTCCTCGCCTTCGTGGCGGCTATGGGAATTCCGAGCGCCATCATGGGGCTCATCGTCTGGCGCTTCAAGGGCCACATCGAGGCGCGGGAGGAAGCCCAAGCCGAAAAGGCGAAGGCGCAGCAGGATTTATTTCTGCTCATCGTGCAGAGTACGCGGGCCAGCATCGCCCTCGGCGAGGCCACGGCCCACGCCATGCAGCGCGGCCACACGAACGGCGATATGGAGACGGCGCTCGCCTACGCCACAGACATCAAGCACAAGCAGAAGGATTTTCTCGCGCAGCAAGGCATCCACGCCCTGCTCGATGAGTGAAGGGAGGGAGTGACCATGTGAAAAAGCTGCTCAAGAAGCTGAAAAGCTGGTGGCGCAAGAGGAAGCGCGAGAAGGCAAAGAAGAAGGCCCAGAGGAAGCCCCTCGAATTCTCGAAGGTGCTCGCCATCTGGGCCGTCTTTATAGCCACGGCAGCAGCCGTCGCCTCTTATGTGCTCGCAGCCTTTTACCGGGAGGCCGTCTCGGACGTCACCACGACCATCTTTACGGCCTGCATCGGGTATCTGATTACCTACGCAGGCAAGAGCCTCGGCGAGAAACTGAGCCGGAACAAGCACCGGCTCGACGCCGACGGGAACCCGCTGCCGGAGGACACGACCATCAGCAGCGACAGCACCAACATCGGAAAAGGATAAGACCAAAAGGAGGACATCGCCATGTACGACATCACGCCCATCATCGAAGCCGTTGCCGCCCTTATCGCGGCCCTCATCACCGCCTTCCTCGTGCCCTACATCAAGAGCAAGACCACCGCAGAGCAGCAGAAGGAAATCAATGCGTGGGTGAAAATCGCCGTCGCCGCCGCCGAGCAGATTTACACCGGCAGCGGGCGCGGCGAGGAGAAGAAGGAGTACGTCATCAACTGGCTCCGCGAGCACGGCATCACCGTTGACGAAGCCAAGCTCGACGCCCTCATTGAGGCCGCCGTCTACGAGCTCAACACCAACGGCATCGTCCCTGTTATCGGCATCCCGGACGCCGTCGTCACGACCACCATCGAGACCACCACAGAGACCCCCAAGGAGGAATAACACTATGAGCGAACAGAGGAAAAAGCCGCAGCTCAATATGCGCTACTACAACGGAGAAATCGACGACGACCTGCCCTACGTCGGAGAGCTCCACTATGACGAGGAAACCGGCCTCATCTATGACGAGGACGGCGACGTAGTGGATGAGAAGACCCTCGACGCCATGCTCGACGGCGACGGGAAGGGGGACGACGAAGATGAGTAATAGCGCCCTCATTTGCTACACCAAACTCAGCCCGAACCACTCCGGGAACAGAACCCACGCCATCGACACCATCTCTATCCACTGCATGGCCGGCAACCTATCCGTCGAATCGTGCGGAGCCCTTTTTGCCAATAGCAGCCGACAGGCATCCAGCAACTACGGCATCGGCAGCGACGGGCGCATCGCCCTCTACGTCCCGGAGGCGTACCGCTCTTGGTGCACCTCTTCCCGAGCGAACGACCAGAGAGCCATCACCATCGAGGTCGCCAACAACGGAGGAGCCCCGGACTGGCCCGTCTCCGACAAGGCATACCAAGCCCTTCTGAACCTTGTCGAGGACATCTGCCAGAGGAACAGCATCAAGAAGCTCGTGTGGTCTACTGTCAAGAACAACCGCGTCAACCACGTCGGCGGCTGCAATATGACTGTTCACCGCGACTACGCTGCCAAGGCCTGCCCCGGAGACTACCTCTACGACAGGCACGGCAGCATCGCAGCGGAAATCAATAAGCGCCTCGGCGGCGGGAGCTCCACCCCGAGCACACCCACCACCGGCAGCGAGCAGACCGCCACCAACTACACCGTCAAGGTGACGGCCACCGACCTCAACATCCGCAGCGGCCCCGGCACCAACTACGGGCGCAAGGGCTTCATCGCCCCCGGCGTCTATACCATCGTCGCGGAGGCGGACGGCACCGGGGCGACCAAATGGGGCAAGCTCAAATCCGGCGTCGGCTGGATTTCCCTCGATTACGTCACCAAGACCGGCACCGGGGCCACGGCGGCCCCGGCCATCAAGGTCGGCAGCAAGGTCACCATCGACGACGGAGCCGTCTACGGCGGCCTCGCCACTACCAGAGGAAAGGCGGTTCCCTCTGGTGTGTCCGGCCCGAACCGCAAGTACACCGTCAAGCAGCTCGCCACACACAAAGGCGAGGAGGAGGCCCTCTTGCAGGAAATCGTTTCTTGGGTCGCCCTCAAGTACCTTAACGCTGTCTAACCCGCAGCACAGAGAGAGCCCCCGGCCAGCAGGCCGGGGGCTCTTTTTCGTTTCCGGGCATCATTTTCGTGACCCCACGAAAATGGTCGCCCAGAGAGATTTAATGCCAAAATAATGCCACGGGCAAATGCGACACCGAGAAAATGCAGGTATCATGCGGCCTCCGGCTATTCCGGCCATTACTCCCACTCTACGGATGAAGTTTGTTAACCCTCGTTTGACGCTCTATAATCCGCGTTTTGTTACATATATTACTTCAAATACGGACTTTTTGCACGGCTCCCGAGGATTTTTTCATACCAAAGTAATGCCAGCGGCAAGCCGCCGAAAGGCCCAAATGCCACGGTAATACCACGGGCCGAAGGGGCTATTTCATGAGGTCATCCAGCTTCTTTACGGTGTCCTCATGCTTGTTCGGATAGAGGTGCCCGTAGGTACGAAGGGTAGTCTCAACGTCCTCATGCCCGAGGCGTTCAGAGACAAGGAGTATTGGGGCCCCCATCTCTATGAGCAGCGAGGCGTGAGAATGCCGGAGGTCGTGCAGACGGATTTTCTCGACGCCGGAGGCCGCGCAGGCTTTTTCCATCTCCTTGTGAAAGAAGGACTTTGTGAACGGGAAAAGCCTTTCGTCCGGGGAGTAGTCATAGAGGCGCGTGGTGTATTCCTGCACCACGGCGCAGAGCTTGTCCGGCAGAGGGATAACGCGCTTGCTCTTTTGCGTTTTCGGCTCGGTGATAACCTCCCGGCCCTTTATAGACTGGAAGGACTTTGAGACCGAAAGCGTCTTCTTCTCGAAGTCGAAGTCATTGAGCGTAAGCGCGAGCAGCTCCCCGATGCGGATGCCTGTCCAAAACAGCAAGGAGAACCCGGCGCGGGCAGAAGGGCGCTCCACGCAGGCAAGGAAAGCCTCAAACTGTTCCTTCGTCCAGAACTTCATCGCGTCGGCGTTCTTTCGGCCCACACTCCCGGCGACGTGGCAGGGATTTGAAGGCAGGCCGTAGTAGCGGACGGCATAATTCAGCACGGCCACAAGCTGATTATTTATCGTCTTCACATAGGTCTGCGCGTACCCCTTTGACAGCAGCTCAGATTGCCATTTTCGCACATGGGCGGGAGTTATCTCATTCACCTTTAGAGCCTCGTAGAACGGCAGAATGTGCCGCTCTACGAGGTATTTTTTGCTTTGTAGGGTATTTTCCCGCAGGCGGGAAGTCATATCCTCACAATAGAGCGCCCAAAGGGAGGCGAAGGTCATATCGCAGGAACGCTCTTGCTTCGCAAGGAACTCACGCTCGAATTCCTGCGCGTCCTTCTTGCGCTCAAACCCGCGCTTCTTCTTGAGTTTCCGGCGGCCTTGCCAGTCGGTGTAGTAGAAAGAGGCGTACCACGTCCCGCGCTCATCATCCTTGTAAACTGGCATCGGCACCACCTCCATCCCGACGGAGACCCCAGACAGATTTTAGGCGGTCAAGGGTAAACTCCCAGCTCGGAGCCGTGGGGCGGCAGGCGATATTCTGATTGCCAAAGAAGCCGAACTCGTGAACAGCCTCATCCTTCGGGACGGAGACTTCCCAATCCACCTTCACAATAAATTCCTGCTCGTCATAGTCGGTTCTGTCCCGATGATAATGGCCCTTGAGCGGGAGCTCAAGGAAGGGGACGTCCTTCCCATCAACGGAGAGAACCGCCTCCGGGGCCGGGACAGCCTTCTCGCGGACGGTGCAGACGCCGACGTAGCCGGAGCCCGGAATGCGAACCCAGACCCGCGAGCCCGGCTCGATAGAGGAAATGACTTGGTGATACCATTTCCCACCGCCACCGCAGATGAAGCCGTACTTCCGGGCCTCCTCCCATCTGCGGCTCTCACTGTCGCCGAAATTGAAGAAGTATTCCCCATTCCATTCACGGCGGCCCACGGCGGGCGCAGCAGCGAGCTCCTCGCGCTCGCGGAGCCACGCCCGAGACAGCAGCAAGGAGCCGTTGTACTCGAGGACGCAGAAGAACAGGATGTTGATATTCACCTTGAAGGCTTCGGACAGATACTCGATGATTCGCTCGGTGCTGCCGTCCATGCGCGTCGCTACGACGACGATTTTCACCTCATTCCGGCCAGCGTCGCCCCGGAAGGCGTCGGCGTCCAGTTTCATCCCGAATTTCCGCTCATACGCCTTGTCAAGCGTTTCGGGCCGCCCCAGTTTCCGGCTGTATGCCATGTAGGTCTCGGCTATCTGGGCCTCCGTGAAGACGGAGACGCAGGAAGCGTAGTCAAGGGCCTGCGCCGTTACCTCTCGAGGCGTCAGCTCACGTTTGAGCTCGACGACCACCAAGGCCCCCTGCTGGTCGATGCAGAGGATGTCAATGAAGCCGCCGCCTTCCGTCTTCACCTGCCGGCCTATCACCAGCCAACCGGCGTCGAGAATTTCGATGTTCGCGGCGAGCAAGTCTTCAATTTGCTTCTCGCTCGGAGCCTTCACCTCCCGCAGCCTTTTCCCGTCGGAAAGCGACCATACCTGTTGTTCAAGCCCCATAGGCATCGCCCTCCGAAGCGCCAGCTATGGCGCGGCGCATTTGAGCCACAGAGGGCGCAGCAAGCAGCCGGAGCCCCCAGACACGCTCATAGCCCTCCACCTCATCGGCAGCCAGCGAAGCGGCGGAGAGGTCTCCGGCCAGAATAGCACGGTCATACCGGCGGTGAAGGAGCGAGAGCTCCCGGACGCGCTCATCTTTGCAGGCCGGGCAGAGCCCGGCGGTCAGCTCGACACAATTTGTTTCGGCCCCACAGGCCGCGCAGCGAAGATACCCAACCTTCACTCGTCACCACCTCCAAGAGGGTAATCCAAATAAATCACCCTGCCGACCCGATGGAAGCCTCGGGCTCGGCAGCTTTTTTGCTCTCATCGCCGGCGGGCTGCGAAGGAACCAGCCCGGCCCGGCGGTACATCTCGCCCAGAATATAGACCTGCTCCGGCCTCTTGAGGGCGTGGTAGGCGCTCAAGACCTCCTCGTCAGCCGGGGAGACGGAGTATTGCCGCTCCTCCCCGGTGAGGATGTAGTCGGTGGAAACGCTAAAGAACTCCGCGATGCCGGCGATGTACTCGGCCCCCGGATTTGTCCCCCGCGTTTTCCATGTGCTCACCGTGCGCGTCGAAACGCCGATGTGCATGGCGAGGTCTTTTTGGTCTCGGCCATCAGAGGCCAAGAGGGAGAAAACTCTCTCACAAATCGTCATTTTAGCTCCTCCAATCCGCAGACGAGGACGCCTGCTGAAAAAATTTTTGAAAAAATCCGAAAAAGGGCTTTACAAATCCTCAAATGCGGACTATAATTAAAGCACACCAAACGAAGAAGGCAACCAAAACCGCCCACCATACACGGGCCGCCAAGGCCCGCCGCATGAGAAAGGAGCCCACATGAACACCTACAAAATCACCTTCACCCGCGAGAACGGCACCGTCGGCTCGGACAACTTCACCGCTCCGAGCGAGGCGCAGGCCCGGAGAGACTTCAAGGAGGTCTACCGTCACGGGAACGGCACCATCACCAGCGTAGAGCTCGTGAGCAGCGATGCCCCCGCCACCAAGCGGCAGGAACGGGCCGCCCTCGAGAAAATCCGCAAAATCGTTGATGAGCTCGGCCCGGACAGCTACATCGCCACCGCCTTTGACGGATGCTTCAAGGATGCAGAGGCCAACATCGAAAACGACTGGGCCTTAAGCATGAAAGACCGCTGGCTGACCTCGGATAGAGAGCTCAACGACGCCAACGGCACCATCGAAGAACTCCGGGACAAGCTCGCGGAGAGCGAAAAGGACTACGAGGCAGCTCACGCCACAGCGCACCAAATCGCGGAGGAGAAGGACGCAGAAATAGCATCCCTCAAGAGCCGCCTCCTCGCAGATGACGACCTCGCAGACATTTCCCGCCTCCTCTCGAAAACGGTTGCTGACCTTGGGAAAGAGGTCAACGACGCAGCCGCCCGCATCGTCGAGGTGGCAGACCAGCCGGAAAGCGCAGCATTTAGGAACGCTGTCAAAGACCACCGAGCCGCCAAGGCGGACTTGAGCCACTGGACGGAAGTCTTGACGAGAGTAAACACCGCCAAGGGCCGGGCCTAATAACCCCGGCCCGCAGAAAGGAGAACACCATGAACGCGCTTTATATCGAAGGCCGCCGGAGCGGCTATTCCCCGGACGGCTGCGGCAAGACCCTCACCGTCGGCGAGCTCATCGAAATCCTCTCGGACTTCGACGAAGACCTCCCCGTCTATCTCCGCAACGACAACGGCTACACCTACGGGAACATCACCGAGCGCACCATCATCCCGTCGGAAGACCTTGAGGAGGGCGACGACGAATGAACACCATCTCTTTCGAGGTCAACAACCAGCGGAAGATGAAGCTGGTGCAGCGTCAGCACGACGGGGCGACGCTCCTCGTCATCGAAGACCAGCACGGCGACCATGAA